CAATGGTGGTGAGATCGTCGGATGCGCCGGCATCGAACTTGCTTGCAAGCGTGCTGGCGATCTCGCGTGTCTGGTTGATGCGCTGCGTCATGACGGCGAGCTTCAGGGAGTAGCGATTGAACGCCGTGAACGACGGGATAGGGAATTCCAGCTCGCCACGATATTCCTTCTGGATCGCTTCAAGCTGCGAAACGAACTCGCCATAGATCTCGGTTTGCGTGCGGTCGCGGTTCTGCAACTCGGCGGCCGCCCAGGCGACAACATGCCCGCACTCTTCGGGCAGCAGCTCGATATTGGAAAGGCGGCTGCGCCCCATGTCAGGCCACCAACGATGGGCGGGCAACGCCCTCAAGAATGGATCGACGCTCGACATGCTCCAGGCCGGCGCGGCGAAGCTCGGCAATGAGAACCGTGCCGGCTTCCGACAGCGAGACCGCATCGAGGTCGGCGAGGATGCGCAGCTGCTGGCGCACCCAATCGCGCGACCGGCGATGGCCAAAAGTCTCCAGCACGTTTTGAAGCAGGCTTTCGTTCAGCCGGTTGTCCGTCTGCTTGGAAAGTTCCTTCAGGATCACAAGGCGCGCGTCTCGGGCCAGATGCTCGTTGAAGTCAGTCATGCTGCACCTTTCATAAGAAAGTCCTGCACCTGAAGAACGGTGCGGGACATGCCGATCTGGTTTTCCTCCATCCGGCCGAGTTTGCCGGAGAGCTGCTCAAGGGCGAGGCGAAGCTCATGGACGGCCTTGGCGTCGGGCAAATGTTTCATGTCGCTTTCGAGCGCCTGCGTACGCGCGCCCAGCGCCGTCACGGCTTCGAGCATTTTCCGCTTTTCGTCGGCATCCTGCTTGCGGAACTCGGCAAGCTCGCTCGCGGTTTTTTTCGATCCGGACGAGATGATGTTCCAGACTGATGTGCCGACCGCGATGATGAGCGCAACCAGGCTAAACCAGTCTTTCAGGATATCGGTCATCGGCTATCTCCGGCGGCGTCCACGGCCGCGACTGCCGACGCGCGGCGTGTTTCACAGATGAGAAGCGCCGCTCGATCGGTGCTCCATTTGGTGGTGACTTCCCGAGACGGCATATCCCGGTCGGGCAGAGAGACGGGACGAGCGCAAGGCTGCCGGGCGCTGTCCGGAACCGTGACCGGTTCGCGCACGGTCCGGACGATCGTCTTTGGGTCAGTGTGGGAGCAGGCGGACGCGATCACGGCCAAGGCCGCAAGCATCGCCATTCGGTAGCGCCGCATTCTTGGCCTCCAGGTTGGCATTCTCGATTTCGACAGCCCGGATGCGGGCGTTGGCGTCCGTCTCAATGGTGAGCGCCGCTTTCGCCTGGTCGGCGAGGCGGCGGTTGGCCTCGGCGTTTCCGCGCTCGATCTCGGCCGCCCAATGGGCGTCCCGGCTCACGATCGCGGCTTTTTCGGCACGTTCGATCATGGTGTCGATCTTGTGGAGGATCAGGAAGAACGACCCAAGTCCGGCGGCGAGCAGCGCAAGCCCGATGAGGATCTGCGCTGCTCGCCCGTTAAGTGCGGCAATCACTGGGCCTCTCCCGGCGGCTGGTCGCGCGCCTCATAGGGTGATGGCAAGGGCGACGGGATGGCGTCCTGCATGGCCCGAAAATCCATAGATCCCGTATAGCGATGGATGCCGAGCATGGCCGCGATCAGCAGGATCATGGAGGGCACGACGATGCCGGCAAGCTCGACAGCTTCGCGCGAACCGCGCAGGCCACCGAGGATGATCAGGAAGATGACCAGCCAACCGAAGATGAAGGAGAGTTTCATCCAGCGCTTCGTGGTGTTGTAGGCGGGGCCGTCCTTCATGCCTCGTTCCTCGTCACCGGAACGCCCTTGGCCGACAGGTGAACAGGCCCGCCGATCGGATTGCCGCCGGTTTTCGGATAGCGGATTGCGACCAGGCGCGATTTTTCGATGCGCGTGATCGACACGCTGTTGCTCTGGTTGGCACCGAGGACGTGGTAATGCGTCTGGTCTTCGCCGACATACAGACCGACATGGCCGCCGCCATCGCGCTTGAAGACGAGGATCGCACCACGGGAAGGCTTGGTAACGGCGATGCCGAAGGTGCGCCAGTTGAGCGCTCCGAGCGGGTTCGACGGTAGCGCCTCCTCCGGCAGTGTGATGGCGACCCAGGCAGCGAGCGCCAATCCGCACCACGGAATGTCATCGTCCGTGTAAAAGCTCTGGACCCATCCGCCGAGGCGCTTAGCCCACGACATGATGGTGGAGTTCGCCCCTCGGCCGACGATTTCGCGAAGGCCGAGATACCGGCGCGCCTCGCGCATCCAGACAGGCTCGGTCGGCGCATCCGGCGCGATGATCATCTTGGCGTGCGGTCCAGCCGACGAACGACGAAGTGCGGTGACAGTCGGCTCATCGGCGCGGCCGTTCACCTCAAGCCCTTCGGCGCCCTGGAAACGGCGGAGACCCTCGATCATCTTGCGCCCCGGCGCGTCGTCGGCCTTGCCGGCATATGCGCCATGGGCGAGCAGGCGGTTGATGACCCACTGGTCAAAGGTGATGGTGGTCAAATTGCGTCCCCCAGAACAGACATGCGGAGGCCGGAAACCGTTCCGGCGATCTGGTCGGACTATGGGGAGCGTCGAGTGGGGAATGGGGCTGACAGTAGTCAGCCATGGCGGATCAGAACAGTTCGCCCTGATCTTTGTCCTTGGCTTTCATGCGCCAGATTGTGCGCTCGTGCAAGCCTGCTTCGCGGGCTGCCGCGCGAGCGCTGGCGCCGTTCTCAAGCGCCTCGGCGGCGCGGCGCCGGGCAACACGCATGACGGAGGCCGGGCCGATCGGCAGTACCTCATGGCGGATGCCCTTGAGCCGGCCGTCGCCGTCGAGGATTGCCAGGCCTCGGCAGATGCGATCGGCAACGTCGAGGCCAACGACTTTCGTCAGCCAATGATCCGGCCGGGCGCGCGGTGGAAGGTCGACGCGGGTGCCGCCGTATCGGCGAGCGATCTCCATCGCGGCTTCGACGCCGGCAATGTCGGCGATATCGCCGAGGAGACCGGGAAGGCTGTTCTTGGTCACGCGCGCCTGCCGATCCCGAGCTTTGTCTCGATTTCGATCTGCTGGGCGGTGAGCTTGCGGACCTTGTCTTCAAGATGCATGCGCGCCCGCGCATCCCGGCCGCCCCGTCGAAGCTGCTTCAAAATGGCTTCACGCTCGGCTTGAATGGCCTTCAGCGTGTGCGTCTCGAAAAGCGGGAGGGGCGCGGCCGAGGTCATTTTCCGGCACCTCTGGGCGCGATCGGCCAGCGCGGCTTCACAACGGTGGTCACGACCGTGTCCGCCGCCGCCGCGACCAGGACGAATTTTACGCCCTCGACGATAACGGTGAGTGCGCCGAGCTCGGCGCCGGTCGTGCACCGGCCGGCGATATGTCGCCGTACGGCATCGACATCGAGACCGTGCGCACGTTCGAGGTAACGCAATATGGCATGGTCAGAGACGTGAACGGGGGTCATGGCTGGGGCACCTTTCTGGCGGCACGAACGCGCTGCCCAAAGTCGTTCATGACGGTCTGCCAATCGTTTGGCTTCAGGTCCGCAAGCCAGACTAGGCGAACATTGAGGACGCCCTCGATAGCCTGGTCGAAGCCTTTGCGGACCATCAGGTTTGCGCCGGGAGTGATGAGGCGCCACTGCGCCCAGGCAATCTTCGCTCCATCATGGGCGAGCCACTCGCATCCGTTGGTGTTGCCGAACATCACTCCGGCCTCACGCTTCAGCCATCCCTTTAAGCCTTCGATGGCGGCGCGGCCGTCGTCGGCATGGTGCAGGAAGCGCGTGTCGTCGAGGCCGGTTTGGCGCTTCACGAAAGCGAGCATCGCCTTATCGTCCCGGTCTTCGACCAGGCCGAGGTTCCACCCGGCGATCCAGAGCGCCTGGAGCTTTTTGGCGTACGGGCCGGCCAGCTGGCGCCGGCCAGCGGCGCCGCCCGGCTTTGGCTGAAAACCCGCCTTCCGGAACTCGCCAAGAACCTTTTGGCGCTCGGCCTCGGTCATGTCCTTGGCCGAGGATTTGCCGGTGATGGCAACTAGCTTCGCCCGGTAGATGTCTTCGTCCAGGTCGAGTTGCTTGCGGGCGACGTGCATGGCGGCGATGGAACTGCTCATCGGGGAGACCCTTCACAAGAACCGGCGTGCACCAGCGCGCCGACGATTTCTTCGCCAAGGCCACGTCCAAACGCGACCCGCTCGGCCTCGGCTTCGGAGCGGGCGATGATCCGACCGCCATAAAGGCGACGGTTCAGGCGGAGATCGGTGATGTAGACAAGCTGGCGCGCGGCGAGACGGTTGACCATCGCGTCGGATGCGCCGTGCGTGTCATCAAATAGGATGCCGTCTGCTATTGGGGCGGTCGGATGAACATGTACGTTGGAGAGCCTGTCAACCATGATCGCCTCCGCTCGCGCCGTCTGCGGGGCTGGGTTCACCCTTGAGATGGCCGAGTATTTTCGCGGCCAATCGCTCATAGACTTCGGAATTCCTACTCGATGTAATCTCAAAGCTGGGAAGGCAGGGAGGAGTGTAGCGGTCGGTCACCAGCTCGGAGACATCCACATAAGCATTGCGCTGCTCCGCCCACGAAAGAAGATCCTTCAACCGGACTATGCCG